AGTTTGGACTTTGCTGGATAAGATTGCGGAAGATATGGAGATCCCAAAGACACCGCAAGAGACACATTTTTTAAAAGAGAAGTGGAGCCATATTAGATGGCTTGCTACAAAAATAGCTCCACAGACTTTTGGCGATAAAAGTCAAGTGCAGCAGAAAATCGATAATCATTTAATAATTAGCTGGGGAGATCCTGGAGATGATAAAGAAATTAAAAAAGTTATGGATCCGCTATCAAGTTTGGATGTTAAAGAATTACCTGGAGCTGTCGGGAATAATCAAGAAAGATAATTTTAAAAAAAAATAAATTATTTTCTTGCAATCAAAATCTTTTGTTGCTAATAAAGCAATATATGAAGTTCTTTCATATTTTTATAAATCAACAAAAGGAGCAGAATGGGTAATAGAGCTGTTATCGCTTTTTGTAATGACAAAAACGAATACGATGTAAATGGCGTTGGCATTTATCTTCATTGGAACGGAGGTAGAGACAGCGTTGAGGGTTTCTTACAAGCTGCTAAAGATTATGGATTAAGATCTGGATCTTATGGCGTTGCAAGATTAACTCAAATAATTTGTAATTGTTTTCCTGGAACAATATCTGTTGGAGTTGGTGTCGTTAAAAATTTAGATTGCGATAATTATGACAACGGAGTTTATTGGGTAGATAAAAACTTCAATATCATTGGCAGAGAACATATTGAGAAGTATGGATTGCCAGCTGGTAATTTTAAAGAGCAAAGAGTTTATAAAAAAGCTGACTTTGTTAAGGAAGTTAAAAAAGACAATGACTTTGTCTTTGATAAAGATCCTTATAAAAAGTTAGCAAGCTAAGAAAATTTTTAGAGCCAGGCGGTTTGCGCTGCCTGGTTCTGCTGCTTAAAGTTCTATTTCGGCAGCTAGTCAATGGTTCTCACGCACGCATTATGGAGTTCTGAGCCTGGGTCGCAGCTATAAACCCTGGCGACAATTGGCGTGGATCCTAGTTTATAGAGTAAATCAGTTAGTATAGAGTTAGTAAGGCTGTCTGTAGCATATAAAAATGTAAAAAATACACGAGAACAAAGGGGGTACACCCGCATTTTGTGCCGCAGATTTGTAAAATATATAAGTTGGGAGTTTAAGACACAAACACACACGCACTATGAGGAAAGAACACAAGAGTAAAACTGGAGGATTGACAGCAAAAGGCAGAGCATACTTTAAGAAAAAGGATGGATCTAACTTAAAACCGCCAGTTAAAAAAGGTAAAAACCCTCGTAGAGTAAGTTTCGCAGCTAGATTTGCTGGGATGCGTGGACCAATGAAAGATAGTAAAGGCAAGCCAACACGAAAAGCTCTGGCTCTTAGGAAGTGGGGATTTAGATCTGTGGCGGCTGCAAGAAATTTTGTAAAGAATAATAAGAAAGCATAATGGATAAATACACAGATAGATTAATTACAGCTATGGTTCTAATTGCAGAAGATACTAATGGCTTAATAATACACTTCAACGGGTTTGAAGATATAGATCACGCAAATAAATTTTGCAAAAAACTAATGAAGAATAGCGGGATAGAATATAAATCTATTAAGGATATATTTGATTTACCTACTATTCATTAATGCGGAGGAGATATGATAAAAGAAACAATGAAACATTTTTGGAAAGATCATAAAGTAGTAGTGATCGGTGTTGTTGCTGTCATAGTTATTTTAGCAATAGTTTAATGTTAGTTAAAATACCTTATACACCAAGACCCTTACAAGCTGAGCTGCATAAAGAATTAGATAAACATCGTTTCGCAGTTTTATCTTGTCATCGTAGGTTTGGCAAAAGTGTGGCTATTATAAACCACCTCATAAAAGCTGCTTTGACTTGCAAATTAAAAAACCCAAGATTTGCATACATAGCACCTACTTATAAACAAGCTAAGTCTATAGCCTGGGATTATTTAAAAATGTTTGCTGGTAAAATACCAGGAGCAAAATTCCACGAGACGGAGCTGCGATGTGATTTGCCGAATGGCAGCAGAATAACACTACTCAGCTCTGAACAGCCAGACAGCTTAAGAGGTTTATTCTTAGACGGAGTTTGTATAGATGAGGTAGCGCAAATAGATCCGAGGTTATGGAACGAGATAATTAGACCAGCCATATCCGACAGAAAGGGATTTGCATATTTCATAGGCACGCCAGCTGGTATGGCAAATTTATTTTATGAATTATACCAGTATGCTTTAGGAGATGATGAGTGGTTCACTTATACAGCTAAAGCCAGCGAGACAAAAATTATTGACCAGAAAGAGCTTGATGCAGCTAAAGCTCAGATGGGAGATACAAAGTACAGACAAGAATTTGAGTGTGATTGGATTGCGAATATAGAGGGATCTGTATATGGCGATCTAATTAAAACTTTAGAGGATAATAACCAGCTGACTAGAATGAGTTATGATCCTAGCCTGGAGGTACATACAGCCTGGGATCTAGGAGTGGATGATAGTACAGCTATTGTTTTTTATCAGATCTTAGGAAACCAGATTATTATTATTGATTATTACGAAAACAACAGAGAGGGATTACCTCACTATGTTAGGGTAGTAAAAGATAAAGATTATATTTATGGAGAGCATTATGCTCCACACGACATAGAAGTTATGGAATTTTCAACGGGTAAGACCAGGCAAGAGGTAGCTTACCAATTGGGAATAAGGTTTAGAATTTTACCTAAACTTGCTTTAGAGGATGGTATTCATAGTTTAAAAATGATACTGCCTAGATGTTGGTTTGACATAGAAAATACAAAACCATTAATAAATGCGTTGCGTCAATACCATCGAAAGTATAATGAAAAAAATAAAATGTTTTCTAATAAGCCAGTTAAAGATTGGTCCAGCCACGCTTGCGATGCTGCGAGGTATATGGCGATGTCAATAACTGACTTACCAGATAAACCTAGAGTAAATCAAAAATTTGCTATAAATAATTATAGCATACACGGAGATTAAATTATGGGATTTTTAAAACCAAAGATACCAGCGATGCCAGCTATACCACCAGTACAGCCTTTGCCAGAACCACCAAAGTATGATGATGCTGCAAGAGCTGAGGAGATAAGATTAAGAAGAGCAAAAGCTAGAGCTAATATGAAAGGTAGATCATCAACAATATTAACTGGAGCTGATGGCTTAGAAGATGACCCAAGTAAAATAACAAAGAAAACTTTATTAGGAGGATAGTATGGGAGGAGTAGCAAGAAAAGTTTTACCAAAACCCGCACCACCGCCAGCACCCGTTTATGTGCCAACGCCAACGAAACCAGAAGTTTCACAAGCAACGGCTGTAAGTAAAACGGATATGATGAGAGGTAAAGGCAGAACTAGCACCATCTTAACTGGAGCTAAAGGTTTGGGAGATAACAAACTAACAACTCAGAAATACACATTATTAGGAGGATAGATGGCAGTAGATAAAAAAGCCAAATTTATATTAGACAAATACTCAGCATTAAAACATCAAAGATCTACTTGGGAAGATCATTGGCAAGATATAGCAAATTTCTTTTTACCAAGAAAATCTAACATAACCCTTAAAAGAACCAGGGGAGATAAGAGACACGACCAAATATACGATGGAACTGCTACACACGCCTTAGAGCTGCTCTCAGCCAGTTTAAATGGCATGCTGACGAACACTATATCTCCGTGGTTTGTTTTAAAATATAGATCTGATGAGATGAACCAGCAAGATGAGGCTGTTGAATGGTTAGAGAGCTGTGCCAAAATTATGACACAAGTTTTCCAAAGATCTAATTTTCAACAAGAAATCTTTGAGCTATACCACGAGCTGCTAGCATTTGGAACTTCCGCAATGTTTATTACGGATGATGTCCAGGATGATCTAAGATTTAAAACAATACATATCTCAGAAATTTATATTACTGAAAATGAAAAAGGTATGGTGGATTGTTTAGTAAGAAAGTTTCATTTAAAAAATAGAAACTTACTAGCAATGTACCCAGAGGCTCAGCTGCCTAATAATATTTTATCTAAAATACAAAATGCACCTCACGATGAGACAGCTATTATTCATTCAGTACATCCATCAACAACTCCGATGGGTTATGACAATAATAAAAATATGGATTTTGTTTCTTGTCATATACACGAAGAGAGCGGAGCTATACTTAGAGAAAGCGGTTTTAAAGAATTTCCGTATGTTGTTCCTAGATATTTAAAATCTAGCAGCAATGAAATTTACGGCAGATCTCCAGCAATGAACGCTTTACCAGATGTTAAGATGCTTAACACAATGGTTAAGACTACAATCAAAGCTGCGCAAAAACAGATTGACCCACCTTTAATGGTTCCAGATGACGGATTTATTTTACCAGTAAGAACAACTCCTGGCGGATTAAATTTTTATAGAGCTGGTACTAGAGAAAGAATTGAGCCGATGAATATTGGAGCTAATAATCCAATAGGCTTACAGATGGAAGAACAAAGAAGAAAAGCTATTAGAGAAAATTTCTTTGTAGAT